GATCCGGACAACCTCGGCCTGGTCTTTTCGGGATTTCTGGAAGATCTCCAGGTGGTCGTATGATGGGACAAGACGGAGACCATCCGGCAGGTCAAAATATTGGGCGAAAGCGTTGGCGAAATTCTCGGCCTCCGGGATGGTAGCGTCCTGGTAGAATGATTTCTTTGCCTCATTGACGTTGGCATAGGTTGTTCCTTTCTTGAATCCAAGGAGGTGCATTGGGAAATCGAAAGCGTCGGCAATCTGCCGGGTGTCGTCCTCGATTTCTTCAAAGAGCATCAGTTCTTTCGTTGGAAAAGTCATCGCTTGCCAGCGAAGGGAGGCGTTGGTGATGATGACCTGGTATTGTTCTTTGCTCAGTCCGTATTTCTTAAAATCATTCTGCAGGCTTTCTTTATCCTCTTTGCGTAAAGGGATTGTACCTCCGACGTCCTTTGCATCATTGGAGAGGATTCCAAGGGCACCTTTTCGGGTGATCATAACATTACGTGCCTCGTAAGCTGAGATGATGTTGGTAACCGGGTTCGTCAGAGGATAAAGGCGGCTTTGTCCGTGCAGGATCTTCTCTGCCATATCGGTGACGGGAACGCTTCCATCCCGTATCCTGAGAATCTGGTCTGCAGGGATCGGATCAGAACTATATCCGTTGAAATTAATCACGTAGTTTTCAACTATCTGATCTATCTTAGTCTGGTTGAAGATCTTCCCGGTGATGTTCTCTGTAATCAACCAATTTGGAACTACCCAGATAGAGCTGACAGATGTTTTCTCGTTAAAAAATAGCGGCATAACCGGTAATATGAACACTTCTCCAAAGGTTTGCTCATATACCTTTGCCTGGGATATAAACTCATTCCACGTCTGGGATGGATTCGGCCTCTTGATGAGCTCGGGCAAAATACCAAGGTTCTTACCCGTTGCCGGATCACCTTTCTCATTCACAATCTTCCACTTGGCATTCGTAAAGGCCCGAACCTTCTTGTTGATGACCGCATTTACTGCCGGACAATAGTTGTACGCCCAGCCCTGACCAGACATCGTTGTTGTGTCTTTGATCGTCGTACCTCCAAATCCCGGTAAATATGTGAAAAACACATCTCTACCTTCAGTGATCTTTACCGGCCTTTCAATTGATTTCGTGAAAAATTTGAAAAAATTATCTGCCATGCGGCTGGTTTTCGTGAAAAAATTCGCACGACAAATGTAAAAAACAATAGTCCTATTGTCAAATCAATATTTTAGCAAAAAATTCAAGAATAAACCTAAATCTCAATCAATGTTAAAATTCGGCTGTTGATAATTCAAAATTAAAAGTCAAAAAAAAATTTCGCGCGCGCGTCTACTCCACTCCATTCCTTTTCCCTTCCTTTACCTTCCTTACTAAGCTGAGTATTCAACGAGTACTATACTACTATTCTGCGAATACTCAAAGAGTGGTTAAAGAAACCCTGTATTTATTGGTGTTTCCAAACCTCAGGGAATATTCAACTACCATTCAGGAAATACTCTGCGAGCAGTAAACGAGTATTCAACGAGTTGTCACATTTCCATCCGAAATCCATCCATTTTTTAAACTCTTTACCGCCTCTTTTTCAAAAAAATCCCAAAAAAAAAATCCTATTCCAGCACAGTCTATTCATCCAAAAAATGGAGAATCTCAAAAACCGGCCACGCATTTTTCGAACATATAGGCGCTTTTTTCGTTTTCGTTTTTTTTATTTCGGTCGGTTTTTCGGCAGGCTTTTTTCTTTTCCCGCGGTTCGGCCGGGCCTTTTCCCTGGGATCGGTGGCTATTAATGGTCCCCTTTCCGGGCTGGCTTGGTGATCGGTGAGCTGGTTTGTTCCCGTGTTGGTGATGGTCTTGTTGTTCGTTGTTGTTCGTTGTTCTCTTTGTTCGCTGTCCTGTTCGGGTACCCGGCCTTGGTCGCTGGTCCTCTCCCTTGTTGCGGTTCGTTGTCTTCCTCCCGTTGGTCCGGAGCCCTGTCTGTGTTCCTCGATGGCAATAAAAAAACCCGGCCTTGGTCGGTCGGGTTCTCTACGGGCTATCCGGGTTGGTCGGTTTGGCTTCTCAGTCTGTCTTCAGGTAATCCGGGAGGCCGTCGAATCGGTCATCCGGCTTCTCCGGTTCGGGCTGGTCTGGCGGATCCAGGTCGATCGGATCTCGTTTGTTTCGGTCATCCGGCTTCTCCGGTTCGGGCTGGTTTTGTCGGTTCCGGGATGGTCGCTTTGTCCCGTCGTTCCTGGTCCGGGGCTTCCGGTTCTCCCTGGTCCCCTGGATGGTCCTCCTCGTCCAATCCGTTCCTCTTGATGTATTCCTTGATGGCTTGTTGGACCAGGTCCGTTAAGGTCATCCGGTATCCGGTGTGGGCCTGGAGTGTGTCAAGGTCCTTTTTAAGGAAGGTCATCGTCCGGTTGGCCGTTCCTTCCTGGTATTTCTTCTGGTGTGGCATGGCTTTGGTGGTTTGGTTTGTGGTTCGGTTCGGTTTTCGGTTTGGAAATTCGGCTTTTGATTGGTCTCCCGTCTGCCCTCTGTTCTCCTTCTTCCTTCTCCTTGTCGGCCTTTCTCGTTGGTTTTGAGGTTGTTGGTAGTTGGTCTGGGTTGGTGTTTGTTGTTTTCAGTTGTTGGTTGTTTGTTGGTTGTTTGGTTGCAAATGTAGGGGGTTTTTGGTGTTTTGGGATGGTTTTAGGTCAGTTTGTGGGTGCAAAGTGCGATGATGGCGGTTGCGATTGCGGCGGCGATTGCGGTGGCGGCGGTTTTGGCGTTCCTGGCTGGGTGTTTTGTGATGGTTTTTGGCTTGGTCATTTGGTTTGTCCTCCGGTGTTTTGGGTTGGTCTGTTTTGCGTTGGTGGCTTTGGTTCGTTCGATCCCGTTCGTAAATCCAGAACCTGGGGGGGGTGGCCGGTCGGGTTTCGGCGAGTTGCGGTTGCGTTCATTCGTCGTCCTCCTCTCCTTCCTTCTGGTTGTTCGGTTTTCCCGGCTCGATCTTGACCAGGGCCTGGTCAATTTCGGCCTGGGCCGGTGGGGTCTGGTCGTCCTCGTGTTTGTTCCGTTCGGCGGCGGCTCTCCGGTAATCCTCGAGGGCGTTGATGAGCTCCTTCCTGTAATGGTCCCGGTCCCGTCGGGCCTCGTCTCTCTGGTCCTGGGCCTTTCTCGGGTTGTCGGCCTGGTTCAGCCGGGAGGCGGCCTCGGTGGGGTCGGCCGGGGTGGCTTCCGGGTTCGGGTCCGGGCCTGGCTCGGTCGCGACGTGCCAGCTGGTCCGGATCCCGTTTGCGGTCATGTCCAGGGCGATGGACCGGCCGGTGTCGTCGGCCTGGTCGGCGGGGACCTCCAGGGTGTACCTGGCGTGGTCGGTTCCTTTGGCGTTGTCGCGGTAGGCGTCGGTCCGGGTCATTCCGGCTTCCCTGACGATCGTCTCGAGGTGGTCGGCGGCCTGGGTTCTGGCTTCGTGGCTGGTTTCAAAAACCAGGGTCGTTGTTTCGGGGGTGGTCCGGTCTCCCGGTTTGTCGTAGTTGGTGCGCCAGATGTGGATCTCGTTCCCCGGCTCGATCTGGTCGTCGTAGCTCCATCCGGCGTCGGTCGGGCGTTTGTGGGCTTCTGCCTTAAAAAATCCGAATGTCTCGGTCGTTGTCTTTTCGTCGTCTTTCAGGACCACGGTCTTGTCGGCGTGGCGTTCCGGGTCTCTTGTTTCGCTCTCCCGGAGGAGGTTCAAAATCTGGGCTGGTGTCTGGTTTGTCTTTTTCATTGGGCTGGGGGTTTGGTTTGTCTTTTTCATTGGGCTGGGGGTTTGGTTCATGTCAATAAATACTACCAAACACGCCATTTCTGTTTCTTCTTAAAAACTCTTCTCTTTCTTGAGCTTCTTTAATTTGCTTTTTTGTAAGTTTCTTTTCTCTTACAATAAGTTCGTCTTTGTGTCTAATGTATCGTGCCATTGGTTTGTTCCTCCTTGTTATTTGTTGTTTCTTCGGTTTGTCCTTCGGTTTGTTGTTGTTTGTTTGGTAAAGATAACACCTTTTTGGGGCCGTTGTCAAGCCTTTGGGGCCGTTATATACCGTCGTTTTGATTGACATATCTCAATCGGTTTTTGTCCTTTTTTTGCGTGTTTGGTCCGGTTTTTGCAGTGGGGCCGGCTTTTTCGGCGGTCGGCCTGGCTGGCCGGCGGTCGGCCTGGCTGGGGATCCTGGGGGACCTGGTCCCTGGTCGGCCGGATCTCCCTGGTTTGGTTCCTGGTCGGCCGGCCGGGGGCGGCCCGGCCCGGCTTCGCCGGGATTGCCGGTTCGACCTGGCGTTCAGGTCATCTGCCGATCCCGTTTAAAAATTGGGTGTTGATTTCAAGAAGGAATTTTGGGAATTTGATTTTTTTGAAAAAAAGCATCTGCCGATCCATTGGGGGGAATGGGCAGTTGTTTCAAGAAGGAAATTTTGGAAATGAGTAAGGGGTCAGTAAGGGGTTACTGATTTTTATTTCATTAAATATCAATGAATTGGACGAGACGATCAGTAAGGGCTTACTGCTTTGTTATAAGTTATTTACGTATTGTTTGTTGATTGGTGATGAAAATAATGAAAATAATTGCAGAAATACTTGACATTTGTGTTTAGAATGTTGTATCTTTGTTTCATCAAATAACAATTAAAACAACAACATCATGACAACTTTAAAAACATTAGCAACTGAAATTTTTAATTACAAAGGCGTTGAAGTAAAAAGATTAGATACAATTGAAGAGGGATTCTCAACTTTGACTTGCTATCCAGCTCGCACATGGACTATAAACGGGAAACCGGCGTTTACAGTAAAATTTGAAGGACAAACGAAATTAGCTTCTTATTTAGAGAAAGAAGCTTCAAAAGGTGGAATTAAAACTGTTTTAAAAGACTTCAATCCAGAATGCGGATTTTACATCAAAATGACTGAAGAATTAAAACAAAGCTTCATTGAATTAGGTAGATATGTTGAACAAGAAATTACTGAAACTGAATTTTAATAAATAAAACTACTACGATGAAAATTCAAATTATTGACAAAAAACAAGCGTTGATTGAGGCTAATAAAATCAAAGAAAAAGCTTTCGGAATTGCCGAAAGCTTTGGAACGCTTCCGGGATATTGTTTGGAACCAGAATGTGTAAGATATGTACAGTTAATTTCACTCACACAGCTAAAAGACGGCGAAGGATGTATATTCATTGACGGCGAAGCTGCTGAACAGCTTACCAATTTTGAAATTGAACCCGGAAAGTTTATAATTGGGAAACTTTGCGTTAAGAATGTGACAGATGCGTTTGTTGAAAATGAAAGACTTTGTTTGAAATACAGCGACGGAATTATTGAATATTTCAAATACAGCGAAGAATTAAATTTCTGGAAATTTGAAAAAAATAGTTTATGCACGAAGATTAAACCCGAACAAGGAATTTTAAATTGATAAAAAAGAACCTTCAGCTATGCTACCGGCTGCACGGCAATTCAAGTCAATAAAGGGAGTGTGTGTTAATGATAACAAAACAGCGACCCGGTGGTCAGGGTTAACATTTACGGTTATGGCACGTTTAGCTCACATAGTTGTTTTTGATGGCACTTCTGCCTATGTTATACCAGCAGGAGAACTTGCTCAAGAAATTGAGCAAAATGAGGTTGAAGTTTTAGGCAAGTTTGCCGACTTCGATGAGGCTTGTGATTTCTGCGATAAACAGAATGAAGAAATAATTGACCCCGTTCATTAATGGGGTCAATTCATTGACAATGAACATTACAAAAAGATGAACAAAAAAGAAACATGGTTAATGACATTTGAAGAGTTTTGTAAAACATTTAAAACGCAAAACTCAAAACAATACGCTGATGATTATTACCGACTTGGTAAACAACATTGCGTTGGTTGTTATTATTACCTAACTGTTTCTTCCGATTTAGAAATAATAAACTCATATACCAAAAAAGACCGAAACAAAAAGAAGCTACAAACTTTTGTGAGCACTTGCAGTATTGAAGATGTTAAATATAAAACATTTGCATTTATACTCAAAACTGCATTTGAAATTGGACTTTTTGACGAATGTGTTTGTGATATAAATATTAAGCAACGACAAATAAATTGGCTAAATGAAAACTAAAAAAGTAACAATAAGCCTGACTGAAGAACAGCAACAACAGGCTAAAGAAATAAGCAAAGAACTTCTCGGCAAAGAAAACATATCTGGGTTATTTGCCTTCTGGATTAATCAGTACCTAAAGAAACGCTCAAAAGCTTCTTAATATGGTGGCTAACGTACGTGTATCTCTACAATTTGTGATCTCAAGTCATTAATTCAAGTCAAACCTTTAAAGCAAGTCAGTTATGAAAAAAATCAAGTCAAAAAGAGTAATCAGGTTAAGGGTACGTGATTTCATGAACACCCTAACCCTTGAAGCAATTGTAAGCAATCTGGAAAGTCTGGGGTACCGGGTAAAAGTAACGTTTCAAGTCAGTTTCAAGTCAGTTTCAAGTCAAATTATAAAAAAGTAATAAAATGTCAAAAACAAACACGAAATCAATCCGCCTCAGCCCTCAGACAGATGCTGAGCTTGTGAAACTTTATGGAAGCGCCTACGCCGGCGGAACCCGGGCAACGGAGGCATACCTTTGGCTTAGGAAATACGCCCTGAAAAGCATCAGAGGTAAGTTGACGAAGAATGAACTGTCAGCGTTGATTGACAGTCAAAACGGATCAATCTTTGAAGAACAATTTGCGGTGAATCATTCTGCTTTCATTGCACACATTGAAGATGCCAACGAGTTTGAAGGTATCGGGAAAAGGTGGAACATCGACATCAAGGCACTGATTGAAAAGGTAAAGAACATGACCACCTGTGAGATCTTCTTTCTGCAAGAAGAAATCGACAGGTTCTGGAACGTCGAAAAGGCGTTTGGTTCTCCCAACCCAGACCTTGAGAAGTTCCTGGGGACTCTTACCTTCGTAGAAGAAGGGTGAATTTCAAGAAGGAATTCTGGAAATGAGTGGGCGTTTTAAGAAGGTAATTTGAGAAAAAAACCGGGGCCACATACCCGGTTTTTTCTTGACCCCAACAACTGATAAAGAACGTTTGTGGCTTTATTCTCCATAAAAATGTGTGTAGCAGGCATATCTGGCTGCATCAAGACAATGGTCCGGGCTTTTGTCTGGCGTGTTTGTAGGGGTTTCTCCCACATAGGCCCATTTGTACCGGAGTCGTTCCTTGTGTAAGTTCATCGACCTCTTTGTATAGTAGCATTTGAATTGTTTCATTTTGAGGATCCCAGGCTTCACGGATCCTTCTCCCTTCCTGGCCATCAGCACATAAACGCCGAGGCGTCGCAATGCTCCGACCATTTCAGCGTCGTGTTCGCTGTAGAAGGGCTGTCCGTTTATCCATCCTGCGGCTTCCATAATTTCTTTGATTTGATATTCGCTAATCCCTGGCTGGTATGAGATTTCCTCGAAGTACAATGTTCTTGGTCGTTTGATTCCGACCTTGACGATTGCAGTTGGATCGCTGGTGTATCCGTAATCGACACCCCAGATCACCTCCTCGATGTCGTCCGGCCAGGTGTCGATGGGGACCCAATCCGGATAAATGGTACCCTTCAGGTTTCCCGTCTTTCCCCTGGCATATACCTTCCAAAGTTCGGCGTCTCCGATGGCCTCGATCTCCTTCCTGGTTATCTCGTCCAGGAATGGATTGTCCCGGTAGTCTGAAATAAACAGGGCGACGTCGGGTTGGTTCAGGATCTTGTCCTGGACCCAAAAGCCACAGGTGGGGTTGTAGTCGATGTAGATCTGTTTGAACGTCCGGATGGAGACCTGGAAGTAAATCTCCCAGGGGATCCCGTCGGCCTCGTTGAAAAATGCGTAGTCCCTCTTTCCGGACTTGGCATCCTGTTCATCGGTATAGGAGTTGAATTCGATGATCGATCCGTTCTTAAAATTGAAGATCCGTTCCGTCTTGTTGTAATCATTGACGGCCTGTTTGAGCAATGGCGAGGAATAGTATATTTTATAGGCGTCACGGACGGCTCCTTTCTTCAGGTTGGGAATGTCCTGTCCGACGACGGTGACCACGATATTTGGTTCCTGCATGGCCTTGAGGAACAAATTCTGCATTATCGAGTACGTTTTCCCGGAGGATGTTCCTCCCTGGTGAACTATGACCCTGGCCTTGCATTGTTGGGTGACCCGGAATAATTCCGAGACCTTATAGAGAGATTCTTCCTGTTGTTTCTGCTGATCGGCTTTCCCCTGTAGGATCTGGGGAAGGTCCGTCGTTCCCTCCTGAATTATTGTTCTGTCCATTTTCTGCGATTATTGTGGCTTCCTCGATGGCTTCGTTGAGTCGTTTGAGATCCAGTTGGTCCTCGCTGGTGGCGATCCTCTTTCCGGTGTGGACGTACTCGATCTTGATGTTGTTGATGGTGTTACCCGTCACCTGGCCGGTATGCTCGACGGTGGATTTGGTGGTAAATCCCAGGAGTTTGTTGATCTCGATCTGGATGGCCAGGCAGGCTTTGTAATCCTGTATCTTGAACGAGTTGGCGAAAAGCATATTCAGTCGTCGGAGGGCTTTCCCATATTCGTCGACGATCTTTGTCCGGCTTTCTTCGGCGAATATCTGGTTGGCTCGTTGGATGTAATGCCAGATCGATCTCTCGGACACCTGCCATCCGTACTTTTCCTTGACCAGCCGGTATATTTGACCTCCATTCAGGCCGGATGCGAGTAGTTCGGTGACCTTCTCTACCCTCTCGATTTTGATTCCTCGTTGCTTTGGGTTCGTCATGATTTCTTGCTTAAAATTTCATCAATCCATCCCCTGTGAAAAAAATACAGGGCCTGGGAGTTGGTTATGGTGTTCTGTTCGATCCTGGGGTTGGCCGTGAAATTTGCGGATCCTTCCATCGTGATGAAATCCGTTCCATTGGTCAGCAGGACGATCTTGGCGTGGTTTTCCAGGGCCTTGTACCTCTGGTTCCGGTCCATGATGCCGGTGTATAGTTTGGCGTATACTGCGGCCTCCCGGCGTTTGAAATACAGGCCGGTGAGGAAGTTGATGGATCCCAGGCATCCCCGGTCATAAAGTTCGAAGAGTTCGTTGCAGTTCATCCTGTTCAGCGTCCAGGTGGAGAACCATCCCTCCCGGCTTTTTCCACCGAGCAGATCGATGATGATCGGGACGAAGGTCCAATAGTCGAATTTGCCGTCGCTGATGATGTGGTAAGCCATCCCTGGTGGCGGCAGTTCGGTCAGGATGTCGGAGGCGATCTCCTTTTTAAGAGCAACCTTGAGCATCTCCTTCTCCTGATGTTTGAGGATCCTGGAGGATACGGTTTCTGTTGTTTCGGCTTCCGGATCTCCGAACGTGTTCAGGTCGAAGCCATCGAGGATATCGTCGTCCATCACAAGGGAATTTTTTCTTGGTTTGGCATTGACATAGATTTCGCCTGTGTTTCCGGGTCCACTACCTCTGTAAAGACCAGGGCGGTGGTCGGGATGACGGCGACAAGTTCCTTCATTTCGTCATCTGAATAGATGAGAGTTGGTTCCTGGTACCTGGCAACCATCTTTCTCCCTTTTACTTGTCGTATCGTACCTCCGACGAGGATAATAAAGTAGGTTTTCATTTTGTTAGTATCTTTCTCCGTTCTTGAAAATATCAACCAGGGGATCCAGGGCTCTCATACGGTCGACCATCACCTGGACGTATTTTGGATCCAATTCCAGGGTGTAGCAGTTGCGTCGCATCTGGTGGCCGGTCACCATCGTGGATCCGGATCCACCGAATAGGTCCAGGACGATATCCTGGACCTTTGAGGAGTTCTTCATTGCGATGGAGATAAGTTCCACCGGCTTCTGGGTTGGATGTTTGTATGAGCTTTCCCTGGTGATGGCCCAGATTGTGGATCCTCCCTTTTCCATTTTTTGGGCGAGACGCTTGAGGTATTTCTCGGCCTGGACGATGTCCCATTTCTGATCCCAGACCGTGTATTGCGACCGGTCACCGAAAAACTGAACGGCTTTCTTCCCAAAGGTGGCGTAAAAGATGGGCTCGTGTTTCCACCGGTAATCTCCCCAGCCCATACTCGCGACCGTCTTGTTCCAGATGATCTGGTTCTTTACCACCAGGTCAATCTTTCGCATTGCTTGCTCGAATATGATCTGGCTGGAGGATGAGTGGCAAATGTAAAAGGGGGCAGACTCCTTGACGGCGGTTTTGTAGGCGGCGAATGTCTTGGTCAGAAATTCCATGAATTGGTCCTCGGACATTTTATCGTTGCTGGTTTCTTTCCCCCGGCCGGAGTAGTTGACATTGTACTGTGGGTCTGTGAATACCATATCTGCTCTGGATCCGTCCATTAGTCTGGCGACCGTTTCGATCTCGGTGGCGTCTCCGCAGAGGATCCGGTGGGTAATTCCTTCCCCTTTAATGACGAAGAGATCTCCAGGCTTTATGTCGGTGATGATCACATCGGGGATCTCGTAGTCGTCCTCGACGGCTTCCACCTTCTGTTTGAATTGTTCCGGGATGTCCATTCCCCAATCGGCCAGGATATCTGTGTCCCATTCGTTGTTGATGATATCCCAATCCGTTTCTCCGTATGCGATATTGTCTTTGATGGCATATGCCTTTAATTTGTCGATTGGGGTGTCCGGCCGCAGGACCTTGCAGGGAGCCACATCAAATTTGAGTTCCTGGAGGGCTCGTAGTCGCATATTCCCTCCGATCACTACGAAGGTGTCCTCGTGTGGGACGACGATCAATTCCCGGAGCTCCATCATTTCCGGGTCATCCTGGATGGATTTGAGCAATGCCCGGTATTTGTCGTTCTTGATAAATCTCGGGTTCCTGGGGAGGCCATCGATCTGGCCGTCGTTGTTTCTGATCTTGGATAGTTCGATTTCTATGGCGTTCATTGATCGAGTATTTCATTGTTGTATGCGTGGATGATCTTTCCGGCCATTGATCCGATGGATTCCGGCCATAATGCGGCGATGGTAAAAATTCCAACAAGCAAAAAAAAGACAAGCCAATTGACGGCTTGGCGTGAGATCGATTCTGTCATTTCATGGTTCATAATTCCTGCAGTTTTGATGTTATGATGGTCATGGCTTCGGTACCTGGTTTCTGGCCCAGGTCGAAAACGTTATTTACCCGGGTATCACTGGCCTCGCTACCGGATTTCTCCATTTTCAGGAATTTGTAATATCGTTTAGTAAATTCCCGGATGATAAGAAATCGGAACGTCTTACAGTTTTGCTGTCTTGAAGACTTTCTGTAACGATTCTTTTTCTTTTGGATCATGACTTTTGGTATATAGCTATTTTCTTGATCAGCATTTCCTGTGGGTACTCTCCCGATTGGTATAATCTTGTAAATGCCGGATATCCTCCAGCCTGAATGTTGATAACCAGGAAGAGGTTGCATTGTGGGATGTTCTTGGTTACCTCATAATATTTAATTCGATCAATGAACCAGGCGATTTTTGTCGGAGCCCATTCGATTGCGAATTGGTGGAATTCCTGGCTCATATCAAATTGGAGATTGAATCCGTCACCTTCCGATCTGTTGCGACCGTCAGGATCCCTCCAATGATGGGTGAACGTTGCACGGGAGGAATCTTCTCCCATCAATTCGACGATGTCGATCTCCGGGAGCCATCCACGGCGGTCATACATCCATATAGCCGGGAAGAATTTAAAACCCATAGGCGGCATTTTAGCTTCAACTTCAACATATCCGTAGCGGAAATTGAGGAATTTATGGCTGGAGATCAGGCCGCAGAGATTCTCTGTTTCGTTCCTTGTTGCTATAAGGTGACACCCCTCTCGATCGACCATAACCTGATCCTTCGTCCACCGGGTGTTCTCTTTTTTTGTGTCGTTTTCTCCCGACCATGGTTCCCTGTGATCCCACAGGCCCCAGTTGATCCCGGTTTTGAAGGATTCACGGAAGAACATTTGATAACCGTTCTTTTCAGGGTTGAACGGGATTTCTTTTTTCTTAAATAAGTTCGCAATGCACATTTTTATCAGTTAATGTTTAAATCGGAAATTCCAAGTTCGTATAGGATTTTGTTGAATTTTTCACGGAAATTCTTATCGGTCTCTATTAAATTTTTGACGGTTTTACGCGAGTAGGATACGGTAGCATGGTCAAGTTTGAAGATCAAACCGACCATCCGATTACTAATTTTCCTTTTCTCACAAATATGATATGATATTGTCATTATGACTTGCCGCGGCATTACTAATTCCCTCCTTCTTGATTTACTATGTATCAAATTTCGATCAATGCCAAAATTGTTACATGTAATTATTTCGATCTTTTCTGTTGATAATTCGGTTTTCGGGGTTAGGTACTCATCAATTATTTCCTTGCAGTCATCGAAGCCGGCGCCAAAAACAGCCTTAAATCCTTTATTTTGCAGTCTTTCGAGCATTTCGAGTTGTTCCTTTATATGTTCGATATTCTTGATTCGTCCATCCTTCGTATAGAGGGTATCGACGCTGGCTTTGATTTCAATAAAAAGACCGGCGAATTGATTTCTGGGTTCTGCAATAAACAAGTCCGGGAGTTTTGATTCTGACCTCAATCCTTTAAGTAATTTTCTCAAACCTATTGTTACCCTCAATCCGGAAGGTTCTGAGAAAAATATCACATTCGGATATTGAAGTTTGATGTACTTTGCAATTGCAAGGTGTACACTCTCTTCGACCTTTTTCCTTGTCTTAGCCATTAGTTATGTGTTTCTGTATTTGTTCTTTGAATATACTTCTCCTTCGCAATGAAGGTTTTCAAGCCATGCGCAATAATCCTGATAATATTCGCCATCACAGTCACAGGCA